GACCATCTTCAAGCCAGTCATGTTCGCAAATTGAACAAACCATTGAGTCAGTTTCTCCACCGACTGACACGGTTAGATATCTACCATCTAGAACCTTGGCGACCGCATCTGGGTCTGTCGTGTTTACAAGGTTTCTGATATAACCAAGACCGCGATAACTGAAGTCAGTATCACGGACGGAGTTCTGAACCTGAGGAAGAATCGAAGGTGCGATGCTGCGATAAATTGACCCAACATTACGGCCAACAGCATCTTTGTGTGATTCATGATGTACCAGAACTGGCTTGTTGAATGGTTTGGTCCAACTATCAACCGACTTCTTCAACTTATCGTCTGGATAGTAACCGAAGTTACCATTTACGATACAAGCGTGAGTTACATCAATCTCAGATAGAAGGCTGACTTTTTCATCAGACTTCGCGGAATCCAGAACCATATTACCAACATGATCTTTAACTTTACTTGATAAACGATTAATCGAATCTTTGATGCTAAAGGTTTCGAAGATGTTAGCTAGTTTTGCCATTCGTCTCTACCTTTTCAAGTTCGATTGTGCATTCACAGTGCCGGTGGTGGGGAGGGAGATCTTCGGGCGCTATGTGGCGCACGTCCACTTCCTTACCATTGAGGGGACCACATTCTTGGCAACCCTCTTCATTTGTCTTTAAGTACACTTTTTCATGTCCACGGCTTTTGTATGCTAATGCTTTTCCAAAGTTAAATGCTTTGGCTATGCCGGTAACGGAAGCGCCATAAATATAGTGCTTTCTAATATCAAACAATGAGGTAAGTTCGGACGCAACACTATCAGAGGGACCTGATAGATTATCCACTATATTCATAACATCTTTTTCAAGGTTTGTCATAGTCTTGGATAAATAATGGTTATAATGCTCTAATATATTTTGCGCATGAGAGTCGACTAAAGTATGTCTTTCGTTTAGTATCTCGGGCCCTACTGCAGATGATAGACCTAGCGAAAATGCCTCATAAATATAGGAATAACTAGATTTTTCCATGTCATTCCTGGCGACCCCAAAGGTCAATTGTAGAGAGGTATGGTCACGGTTTTGCAGAGGGAGGGACGCCTGGTGCATAATGGCAAGTATGTCTTTTCTTGTGTTTTCATAGCGTAATTCCAGCATATCCGAGAACCTACTTGCATGCTCACTGTTTTTCAAATACTTAATAACACTGTCGTTGATATTATCGCGCTGGCGCTTGGGTGAAAGCTTTTTGCCATACTGGTTGGATGGACCATTCTTTGCAGCCGCTTCTTTAGCAGCGCCCTTGGCCCTATCAGCCGCAGCCTGTTCTTTGATTGCGTATTCTGATTGAACAGCAACACCAAAGGTATAAAACTGAAGATTGTTCCATTGATCAGAGTCTGGCGTAATAACATCCCTGCCCATCTCTTGGCGAGCTTCATCATGTGTGATCATCTGATTGTTAAATAGGTTGGCAATATTGGTCTGTTTCTTAATTAAGAGATCGGTATCTATCTCCTCAAACTGAATATGCACTCGGGTATATTTTGTGACATCATAAACCTCAAACCCACCCTCTGATAGCAGTTCCTTAAGAACAAGATCTTCTAGGAATGAACTAAATAATTCTTGGAATAATTTAGCCTTCTCTACTAGAGATCGGTCGATAACTTCGGACGATGCCCTAGACGCTCCACCACCAAGCCCCAAGGAGACCGCACCAATACCGAGTCCCATAATGACGCGAGTTTGGAAGTGCTCTAGATATTTAGAGGCATCGACAGCTGTACCACCTGCGCCAAGAACATCGATCTTATGACGCTCAGGTGTAACAAAACCACCCTCGGTTGGCATTAGTTCCAGGTCATATACAACCTTCTCGATCTCTTCTGGTAGTGCTGGTGCTGTTTCAGTACCGATAATGTAATGGAATAGCGGAAAAATGTGACGCTGAATTAAGAGCTCGACATTTTCTTCCATCTTACGCAGCACGCGAATATCATCTTTAACAGGCCAAATGTATGGAGTGCCAAGATTATTCCTTGGGTTTTTAAATGCATAGATATGAACAATCTCGGATGCTTTGACACGCTTCTTGGTAGCGCCTGGGCCCATAACAGTTCCCGAAATAAGGCCTGCTTGTTTGGCAGTTATACCAATATCATAGGCGGTAATGTTACCCTTCTTATCTCTTACGGGCACAACAGAGGACGGATCCAGACGGATATATGCCGCGATTGGCTCAATGAGATTACCATTAATGTCACGATAGGATTTGCCGGATGATGCAAGGCGATCCCTGTGTTTGTATAAGAAAGAGTTGGAGTAACGAACAAGATCCTGAATAGTTTCACGGAAGAAGATTTCTGTAGGTGTGTTTGTTACTGCGGCCATGTCTGCGAAGCGTTGACGAATCCAATCCAAAGCTTCTTGATCTTTGGAAACAATTTGCCAGCCGCCATTCATTGCCTTCTCTTCTATCTTTGAGAAGGTCTGAAATACCATTGACTCCTGGTCAATAAAGCGGTCTATTACAGATAGGTCGTAATCTTGGGTCTGTTCAATAGCATAGCTGGAGGTCGTAGACAATGCCGTGCGAGTTGTTGGGGGATTCTTTGTGAAAGGATATTTAATAACTTTTATCTGGCTAGGATCAACCACATCGGCGACAACAGTTGTGCCACCTTTGGAGAACCATTTCAATGCTTTTATAAAAGGGTTGGGCATTTTACTGGGCCATATTCTTTAGATTATTTATCCATGCCTGAACTTGTGCAACTTCTTCGGGGGATACATTTTTTAAACAGTCATTAAACTTATTATTATTACTTGCGCCTGTGCTACCAGTGGGCCCTGTGGGCACTGTGCCACGTCCTGTCGTTGGACTAATAACAGTTGTAGGACTTAGTGGCTGATAATCTATAAGATTACTGAACTGCGAAAATACTGCTATTAATTCCGTATCAGTAGGTATGTTAGAGTTGCTGCATATCTGCCCTGATAGTCTCGCGTTAATTAAGAGATTTAATAGGCTGTTTAGAAGCCTTATGTACTGGCTCTTACCCATGTTTTGGGTATAAAGTGTTGTATAGTTTCGTTGTAATCTAAGAGAATTATTGTATTCCAGTACGAGACTTAGTATGGCATCCTCTAGTCTACGAATATATTGTAACATACTCTGAGTTAAAAACCCCCACTGGATACAGGAACCCGGGGTAAGGCCCGCAAAGAATGGTTTAATACGTGCCTCAACCTCTCCTAGTAGATTGAATAGAATAGACATGACCGCAGATAGAATCGTGTTTTGTATGGTTTGCCACAAGTTGGAAAGGATGCTATCGAGGCTTTCAAATTGGATGGAAATACTGTTGAGTTCCAGTTGTAAGATCGCCTGCATGGTCCTGAGAAATTTAGGATCTAGAGAGGCCAATAGGCGAAGCATACAACAGAAAGCTGTTTCAACCAGGACCCCTGTTAGGACAGCCCCCATTTGATCCAGAGCGTCACCTGTGTATCTTCTTTGTAAACCAAGAACAGATGCCAGATCTGCCGGCATAAGTGGTGAGGCATTTATAGGAGATCGGCTAAGACTGCTTCCTTCAAAGTAGCCAAACATATTATTGGCTGTTGCAAACTGTTCTTGAAGGGCCGAGAATTGAGCATAAAGCAAAACAGCTTCTGGCCAATGAGAATCCTTGGATCCCCTTGCCAATGACTGTATGTGACTACTTATCATTACAGAATCATATCTAGTAACATCGCGAGCTAATTTGGGTCCTTCTTTTATAACGAAATCGACAAATATATTTGTTAATGCAACGGCGACACCAGTTAGGAGATCACCAGCAATACCTGGTATACCAAAGGCTGGAGGCCCGCCAGTACTCGCATTAGTTTCAGCTGATCTTGCGCTTGCACTTAGGGAACTACCAGCTGTCAATGGATTGGCGGTCAGAGTTTGATAAAGAGAGTTAACACCATTCGTAATCCACTTCATTGGAGTAAAGGCCGCAGTAAATATTGTATTAACGATCATTCTTAATAATGCTAGAAACAACATTAGAAGCAATGTATCTCTTCCAGGATCTTCATTAAAGTTGTTTAGCCTAATATTAGGATCGGGCATATTAACAGGAGTGAATGGGTAGGGAACCGGGTTATTAACTCTGAATGGATCGGTTAAAACATCATTACCTCTATTGGATAGTTGTTCGGCGAAAGATGTTGGACTATTGGTATTGATGGGTGGGGTTTCTCTAGAGACTGCTACCATTCTTTTATAAAAATCCCAGCAAGTCTCGTTATCATTCTTTTGTCTAAGAATGCGGAGCATAAGATTCTCGGGGGCTTGATTACATAAATTAAGTTCTTTACCTCGTAGGTCTAATAGAGCTGCTATCTGTTTGAATTTGGGTTCTAATGTTTCGAAATCCTTTTTAACGCCACTTACCTCTACCATTTCCGCAATGGATGGTTTTACATCTGGAGCTGGAGCTTTTGCGGTCTTTCCACTCGTACCCCTAGCTACTGTGCTAATGATCTTT